GCATGAGTGTCTGTTATTACAACTAACTTCATATTACTTATCGAAAAAATCAGTTAAAGGACCGTTCTTAGCTTTCTTAGCAGGACGTCTTCCTCTACGCTTTGGCGGTAACTCAACTTCTTCAGGAGTTGGGCCCTTTTCTTCTTTAAAGAATGGGTTTGTATTTCTCATCCTATTAATTACTCCTTCACCAATTTGAGCAGAGTCTCCACTAAAGTCAGCAAATACATCAACAGCAGATGTACTGATTATTTTTTGTTTGATCTCAGTTTGTTTCTTTTCTTTGGCAATCCTTCTTAGAAAAGCAAACCAACTAATTTGTGTAAAGTAACTAAACGCGTTTGGCTTTCCTGTTCGCGTAGGTTTATCAATATCATAATTATTAACATACTTAATACAATTCTCAACTGCATCCATAACCATATCCTCTCGATATGTATAGTTAATAAAATTACCACTATGAGAAAGACCTTCTGCAATATTCAAAAAACATTTACCAATATAATCAGTAATACCTCTTGGATCTATACCGTTTTCAATATCTTCTTTAACACCTTTAACATGTTCAGATACGGCTTGCCCGAATAAAGCGTTATCAATATAATGTGGGCCACGTTTCTTCGCAGTCTTCTTCTTAGCAGTTTTCTTTTTTGCCGTCTTCTTCTTAACGGCTTTCTTATTGACTACTTCATCTGATGTAGGTTTATCTTTATCCTTCATATGTATATATTATACCATAGATTTAGTCTAATGTATATAACAAAATGCTATCAATCTTTTTTTATTATTATGAATTTTATTATTTACATACTATTGATTTTATAGTATAATATTCTATAGAATAACAAAAACAATAATCAATTAAACCTATTCCTCCAATTAAATAAGGTATCATCATTAGTATCCTTATTTTTTTTATTGATTTTTTTTGGAAAGTTAGATTCAATATCCATTAAAGTATTACCTAAACAATGTTGAATGTAATTACTTAAAGTTGATTCACTATTAACTGATGTTTCAGTTTCAATAATCTTATCATATAAAGTTATTATTGATGTATTCATTATTGAATCTTGATGTATGGGAACCATCCCTTCGGGATTAGAAGGGTCCATTAAAAATACATTTTCTAATTCAACTCCAATATCCGATACATTAATAAGTTCTCCAATTAAGACTCTTCCAGAAATAGTAGTAAAGATTCTAACATCAAGTTTGTTTGATATGTCGTTATTGTATTTCATCTAAACTTAATGGTATTTCGAAGATCTTGTATTTGAATCCCTCTTTATTATATATACGGATTCTTTCCTGAGCATGTTTAAACGTATAGTTTTTCTTTTTACGCCAACTAAGGTTATCAGAAATATCAAATACAGTAGTTTTTCTTCCATCATCTGATTTTCTCAATCCACGACCAATACTTTGAAGAACTTTAATTTGAGATTTTGTTGGACTAGCGAATATAATATTATGTAAGTTCTTAATATTAATTCCTGTTGAAAACACACCAGTACTTGCCACAATAATTGCTCCGGTGGTATTTGTTACTTTATCTGGTTTCATATGAATTGTTTTCTTTTTTTAATATTAATCTTTTTCTATATTCTGAATAACTTATCTTATCTAAATCATTCATTCCTTCATTATTAAAATCTATGTCCTTCTTATTATAACCCTCCCAGGTACACCAGAACATCCAAGTCTTTTTACTTTTATATTCCCGCTTCACGCCATCGAGCCATTACCCAATTTTCTAATACATCATCATCTATTGTTATTTCACACGCTAATTTTTCAGATCCATCTGTTAATGGAACTTTTACGTTTTGCCCGACAGTGATCTTTTTTAAACCAAATTTCATTGTTGTTGTTAAGGGATTAGTATCAACAATACTTCGAATGTTTTCTCTGTCATCCGCTTTTACTTCTCCACTAACATAAAAGATATTATCTTTATCATCTGCGCTGTCTTGAATCATTTTAAACAAAGGTTTACCATGTTTCTTAACGAGATTAAAAAGAACAAGTGTATTACCATTTTGATCAAGCGCTAACTTTGATATAAATTTATTTCGGTTTGGGTGTTCAACAATGGTTGCAATTTCACTTTGATAATCCATTTTAACAACTGCTTTCTTTAGAGCATCATCATGGTTGCATACAATACATTTAATTTCAAGATCAGCGAGTGTCTTTGAATCAATTAATTTCTTAGTTGAAATTACGTTAAACGTTGGACCAAAGTTTCCAATTAAAACCAATTCATTACAAAGACTTCCATCAAGAGTTCCAGTAGTACCAATTCTATAAGGCGCATTAACTAACATCCCCATAATCTTATTAAGACTCTTGGCTTTAAAGAGGTGCGCTTCGTCTCCAATGATCATCCCATATTGTTGGAACCATTCAGGCCGAAGGTTTATAGCGCTTTGCCATGTTGAAATAATAACACGAGCATCAAAGTTTTCTTTTTCTTTACCAGAATATATTTTATGTATTTCGAGATCAGCATCAAAGGAATCATCGTGTGAACTATAATCGGCAAAGTCTTTACTCATTTGTTCAACCAATGAAGTAGTTGGAACAATGATTAAAACATTATCATCATGATTTTCTATATACCATTTGATATACATGTAAATTATTAAACTCTTACCAGAACCAGTTGGTGAAACAATTAATGATCTGCCCTCAGTAATTCCATGAATAAATGCGTCATACTGATAATCACGAAGCTCAATTTTTTTTCCTCCAGCTCTTAGCTCTTGAGAATTTGCAAATTTATCAAGGTAATCTTTATCTATAACCTCTTTGTTTTTAAGAGTAGAGCAAAGGTTAATTCCATATCCACTATCCTTTGCAAAACTAAGTGTCTTTGGTAATAAACCATATGGCAAAGTATTATTGCGCATATTCAGTAAACGAATTTTTCCATCCCACATCTTATTTCTGTAACTTGGCATAAATTTATACCCGTCAACATAAAAAGTATAATGCTCGCTAAGATCCATCATAGCACCAGAATCATCCGACTTAATATGAATTAAGGTTTCATCTACATGTGATATGTCATACGTACTACTCATTTTTAATTTCCAGATACAAACTGGCGATGCGCGATTATATTCTTAATAGTTAAATGTCTAAAACGAACATTATCAATTATATCTTTACAAGTATCGCAATAGGTTTTTAAGTATTCAACTCTCATTTCCATCTCAACTTTATTTGGGTCAGCATCATAAAATTTATTCATGTCGCCTTTAAGCGGTTTGGCCATTCCATTAAAAGGATCGTAATTCCAACTTAACGCATCCATTTCTTCTTTAGTCATTTTACCATTGTAATATAACCAAAGGTCTTTATTCAAAACGGCTAATTCTAATTCTTTTTTCTTTAGTCTTAGTTTAGCGTGAGAATGTAACTCAAGATATTTACTATGCAGCTTCGCGCTGTTAATACTTGTATCATCTAAATTAACATCGTCAATTTTAGAATCGGTTTCCCACAGTTTTAGTAGTGATTCTAGATCCATCATATAATTTATATATAATGCTTATTTCCTAAACTCAAAAGTATCATATCTAAACGATACTTGGAATACCGCATATACTGGTTCGCCTTCTGCTTGTATATTAAAATCAACACCCCCAAGCGATGTTGGAAATGCATCTTTAAAATGTAATTGCTTATTTAAATTATTATGGCTTGATTTAATATTAATTGTAATATCTTTAAAATCAATTAAACTAGAGTTTTGATCATTGGAATCTTTGTTTGGATTGTTATTATCATTCATCCAATTATAAACTTCTTCATATGCTTCCATAGTTTCATCACAAATAAATGAGATGGCCAATGGTTCTTTACTTGTTGTTTCCGAAACAGAAAATCCAGGCATATTCATATAAGGAGTCGCAATCTCGTTATTGGTAATAGCTGGTAATGAAAACGAAACAATGTTTTTATTCAGAACTGATTTACTTGCTTGCGTACCAATATGAACAGTAAAGTTATCGGTTGTCGGTAAAAAATTATTCTCAATCATATTATTATTTATAACAAAAAATGAGGGACCGCCATTTCTGACAGCCCCTCATCGGGTTTGTGTCGTCCTAAGGTAGTGGACGAAATTTAGCTTTTGCTAATTAAACAGCAGGGTTAGTACCATTGATATTGGAAACGGTAAACCTACGGAAGTAAGGGTTGTTAGCAGTACCTGCTGGCTTACTAGTTGGACCAGCAATAGGATCATGAGCCATTGGGTTAGCAGCAAGACCATAACGAGTCTTAAAGCCGATCTTAGGCTGGAAGCTGTTCTCGTCAACGGCGCGAACCATTGTAAGAGGAACGTATGGGCAGTAGTAAATACCAGCATCATACGAGTTAGCACCTTTGTAACCAACGGTAGCGTAATCATCAACTGCATATGGATCAACATATACCTTAATGCGGCCATTGATAAGACCGGCGAATGTGTTACCAGTTGTGTCAACGTTTAAGTTGGACGCGATAGCTGGAGCATAGTCGAGAACGCCTGCAGCTGCAAGAGCAGAAGCAACGTTTGAAGAGCAGATAACATAGTTACCTTTTCCACGACGAGTGCCTTTAGCAATCTCATTGGATTCAAGCTCAAGTTGG